ACCGAAACCCTTCCCGATGATATGCGGGAATTAACCGTTCATGCCTTTGCCACACTCTACAAGGCATTGGGACTGCGAGCAACGGCAAAGAACTTTAATTTCCACGGAGAAGATCCACGGACGAGCCACAAAGCTTGCCCAGGAAAGAATATCGGAACAAAAGCAAAGTGGATTGCCGATATTAATGCTGATATAGATTCAGAAAAACACAAATAACACTAGCTTTCCGTAACAACTTGTGCTATAATGTAAGCTACTTCAATAACATGAACTGGCTTACAATGGATTTGGAAATAGATAGATCGCACCTAGTCTCGGCTATAAATTTTATGGAACTTGCCGGAGAAGATTCGGAAAACTTTAAAAGTATATTGGCCGAGTCTGACCAATTGCGCGCCGGCAACATTCCACATAAAATCCTCCTCACTGAGGATGGATATCTCAAAACAAAAATCATAAAAGAAAAGGTAGTCTTGCAGTAATGCGAATACCGGTAAAATTAGATAAACACCGAATTAAAGATATCGGTGTTCATATGGTTGATCAATATGAATGCAGTTGTGGTTGGAAAAGTGGCACTTATTGGGATGGTGCTGAATGGGCCTATGAAGAATGGCTTAAGCATGTGGAGAAATCGAAATGACATCTGTTTACGTAATATATGATTACGTTCAATATGAAGGTCCGAGTAGTCCTTTAAAGGCATTCTTAACAGAGGCCGCGGCCGAAGCATATTGCATTCGGAAAAATAAAGCTTTAGATAAAGATCCGCATAACGACAGACATTACAATTGGACACGACTAGAGATAATGGAGTAAAAATGAATATTCTAGAAACAGTATTGAGACAGCGCGCCTATGATGGCATGATCGAAAAGGTCATTCGTGTGAAAGATCACGAAAATTCTTACACATATACCACCGACACGGGGTACAAAGTTACCTACGTGCCAGAAAAGTGGCTAACCGCAGGCGTTTATGATATGGAGATTGTCCTTGAAAGATAAAATCAAACTAGTCAGACTCATTACAGGCGAGGACATTGTTACGGAGGTAACACATTTTGATACTTCTGAAAATGCCCACGTATTCAAGAACCCTATCATTGTAGTCGCAATGCCAGGACCACCGGGGCAGCCACCAAATATTGGTTTTGCTCCTTGGATGCCTTATTCCAAAGATCGCACATTCTTCATTGCCGATAAGAACATTATCACAATGACGGAACCACTGCCTCAGTTTGTACAGCAGTACACTGAAATCAACTCCAAGATAGCATTGCCAAATAAGTCCCTCATAATCCCAGGAAAATAATGTCAGATTTTTACACCAACGTACAAGTACAAGGCAGTAAAATCCTTTACCGAGGCATTGAAAATGGACGCCGAGTACAAAGAAAGTTGGATTATCGTCCAACTCTTTTTGTTCCTACTAAGACAGAAACCGAATATCACGGTGTCTTAGGCGAACCATTGGGTAAAATCAATCCAGGCAATATCAGAGAAACACGCGAATTCGTTGACAAGTATTCGGGTGTTGAATCTTTTCCAATATATGGCCAGCGCCGTTATGAGTATTGCTATATCTCTGACAAATATCGCAAGATGATTGATTGGAATATTGCAAATATTATCGTGGCAAACCTCGATATCGAGGTAGGTTCTGATGATGGGTTTCCCGAACCCGACGAAGCAAAAGAACCTATCACTGCTATCACCATGAAACGCGCAGGTCATTTCCATGTGTTTGGTATTGGTGAGTTTACACACAGCAGACCTGACTTGACTTATGTTCGCTGCAAAGATGAAGTCGAACTGCTTGAGAAATTCCTTGATTGTTGGTGTGAAATGTATCCCGACATTATCACTGGTTGGAATGTCAAGTATTTCGATATTGCATATCTGGTCAATCGTATTGTAAAGGTTCTGGATGAAGCCGCGGCCAAGCGGCTTTCACCATGGGGCAACCTCAGACTTGAAACTTCTGAATATATGAAAGTGGAACGCTCATCCTACAAGATACTTGGTATCGCTGTCTGGGACTATCTGCAACTATTCAGGAAGTATTCAAAAGGTGGCTGGTCGCATGAGAGTTACAAATTGGATGCAATTGCATTTGACGTTCTGGGCAAGCGTAAAGTATCATATTCTGAGTATGAGAACTTGCGCAGACTATACAAAGAAAACCACCAACTGTTCATTGAATATAACATTTCAGACGTTGAACTGGTCGACCAAATTGATGCCAAAGAAAAGATTATTGACCTTTGTTTGACCATGGCCTATGATGCCAAGGTGAACTATGAGGACGTATTCTCACAAGTTAGAATGTGGGACGTTATCATCTATAACCATTTGCGCGATAAGAAGATGGTCATTCCTCCAATGTCGAGCCATTCAAAGAATGAAAAATATGCCGGTGCTTACGTAAAGGAACCTCTAGTAGGCCTTCACGAATGGATTGCATCTTTCGACTTGACCTCTCTGTACCCACACTTGATCATGGAATTCAACATATCTCCAGATACGATTATATCACCAGCAGACTATACGCCCGGCATGGAAGCAATCATGAATAACATGGATATCTCCGTGGATGATCTGCTTAAGAATGCGCATCTATTCAGAGATAAGCTTGTGCCCGAGAAGGTGACACTTACACCTAATAGACAATTCTTTACGATTGAAAAGCATGGTTTCCTACCCGAAATTATGCAAATGATGTTTGACGACCGTAAGAAATATAAGAAGCTTATGTTGCAAGCCGAGAAGGCCAAGATTGCAGCAACAGACCCCGCTGAAAAGAAGGTTCAAGAGAATCTAGAGTCTCGATACGATAACCTCCAGCGCGCCAAGAAAGAGGCCTTGAACTCAGCTTATGGCGCTTTGGGCAACCAATGGTTCCGTTACTTTGCTATTCCACTAGCAGAAGGTGTTACCTCGTCGGGTAAGCTTGTTATTCAGTGGATTGGTAATGCTATCAACCGATATATCAATAAACTATTGCAAACAACCGGCATTGATTATATCATTGCATCTGATACTGACTCGGTTTATATCAACATGAAAGGTATCATGGAAATGGTATACGGTGATAAGCTGTCTGAGACAAAAATCGAGGACGTTATCGACACAATGGGTAAGATTTGCGCTGAGAAAATTCAGCCGTTCATTGATAAGACCTGTGAAGAATTGGCCAATAATTTGAACGTATATGCCCAGAAGATGGACATGAAGCGTGAAGTATTGGCTAATAAGGGCATTTGGACTGCAAAGAAAAAGTACCTGTTGCATGTTTACAACAGTGAAGGTGTGCAGTATAAGGAACCAAAGCTGAAAATCAGTGGCCTTGAAGCCATTCGTTCCTCAACACCATCATCTTGCCGTATCAAGATTAAAGAAGCATTGAAAATTATCATGACCAAGGATGAGAATGCCCTTATTGAATTTATCTCTGATTTCAGGGATGAATTTGAAACACTGCCTCTAGAGGAGATTGCATTTCCTCGGTCAGTGAACGGCGTGGAAGAATATGAAGGCACAGAAAAGAATGCTGTATATGCCAAGGGTTCACCAATGCATGTGAAGGCCACGTTGTATTATAACAAAGCCATCATTGATCGTGGCCTAGAAGGCAAGCATGAGTTGATCAAAGAAGGTGAGAAGATTAAGTTTATACAGTTGAAGGAACCAAACCTATTCAGAACACCTATCATTGCATTCCCAGTCCGACCACCAGAAGAATTTAAATTGCATACCATGGTTGATTATGAAATGCAGTTTCAGAAGTCATTTGTCGACCCTCTGAAACTTATTCTGAATAAGATCGGATGGAAAACAGAGAAGCGAAACAGTTTGATGGCATTCACATGAGCCTTAAAAGTATGAACGCCATGATTGGCGGAAACACCGGTAAGCGAAAGAAGAATGATTTTTACCCTACACCAAAGTGGGCCGTGGATGCAATCCTTGATCGGGTAACATTCACTGGTCCTGTATGGGAACCAGCATGTGGTGATGGCGCAATATCCAGTAACTTGGTTGCTCGCGGTTATGACGTAAGATCAACCGATTTATATGATCAAGGTTATGGTTTTTCTGGATTTGATTTTTTGAAAATGCAGGAGCCATGGGCAAATATCATGACTAATCCACCATTCAAGTTATCGACTAAGTTTGCCCTTCATGCACTAAATCTAGTGTCTGATAAAGTGCTGTTGCTAAACAAGCTTTCCTTCCTTGAAGGAAGTACCAGACGCGATAAGTTATTCTCACAACGGAAACTTGAAAGAGTTTATATTTTCGGTGATAGATTGAACTTCGACCCCGAAAGCGAAGGAACAGGAATGATGGCATTCGCTTGGTTCCTTTTCAATAAGAAATATGATGATGAAGCAAGGATAGAATGGATATGAAAAGATACACAGTACAATTTGAATACTCGGATGGAAATGATGAATTTTGGGAGAGCAACCCAAAACCAGGACAAGTTCTGGGCGTAATAAAAGATCAACTTATTGCCGGCGATGTTTATGGAAATATTCTAGAAAAATCAATCAAGATAGTGAAATTGGTAGACGAAACTCACTATACGGAAGTTGAAGAATGGCAAGAGGAAGAGGTTGACCAGTAGGTCTAAACCTGCTATAATGAATACTAAATAAGACTCGGACTGTCCGAGATTGGAAGTCCTATTAATGGAGAAACATTATGGCCAAGAAAGCCCAAGCTACACCTACATCTGATACT